AATTCCCAATTCTATGTATCCGATCATAAGGGTCGGATGCATAGAAGAGGTTATTTGAATCTTCGAATCATTCATGGAAACAATATAAAAACCGGAGATTCTCGAGCTCTTCCAAACCATGTTGGCCCTGAGCTCAATCGGATGTGTGAGTATTATCCCCAATCGCGGTGCGCATTGCCTTCCGCGTTTCGTCGTTGGAATTTCCATTTTTCCGGACATTTTGTTCCGAATTGGTTTCTTCCGACTCATCTTGGTGGATATGGGGTTGATCCGGCGCTGGCAAGTTGTAATTCACGAATTACCAAAATCCAAAGGATTGTTGCGGCACATTTCGTGAATGATCCCAGCCTCTGTCTGTTTCGCCGTCCCGGTATTACTCATCACTCTGTTCGTTTTGTGTCCTCTCTTATGGAATGGAAGATGCGCCCTGGGGCATATGTCGCAGATTGGAATGAAACTTCCGAAACTGCTGATTGGCTCGGACGTATCTGTTACGCGGCGCGTGCAAGTCACCCATTTCAGCTTCCTAAATCCCAGGAGCGCGATCATCAGATCGCTTGTTTCCTCGGTGAAGCAGATAAGGTGATACTGATTCGACTGGCCAGAAAATATCGTCTCAAACCCTTGAGTGATCAAGGTATTGAGAAATATCGTTCTGTCCAGTTTTTCAGCTCGCTCTTGCCCCCGTGTCCAGACCTGGAGGAGATTCATGTTCCCGATTCATTTGACCGAGCTCGCGGTCATCTGCGCTTGATTGATATTTTTATGGGGTTTCGTTCTTTGAAGGTCCAAAACGGTGTTCCCATGACCGATCATGAGGAACTTAATAGTTCCGTGCTAACCAAAATGCCGAGAGACTACACGGCACCCCCTCACGAGAGTACCTGTAATTGTTATGATTGTGGCATTCTTCATGGTCTTTGTCCTGAAGACTGTTGCATGATTTCTGATCGATTATGGGGAAATTCCGAGGATGAGAACGAGATGGATAGTCCCCCTTTCGTTGCAGGGGTATCCCATACGCGCAATGACAAAGAATCGGAACAACAAAAATTCTGGGTCCCAGTCCAAGGGATCCTCGTTGCGAACCAAGACTGCCACGGTGGCCACGCTTCGGCGTCGTCTCCGTTCGGTCAGTCTGTCTAAAAACTCAAGCACCTCAGGGAAGGTTTCCACTGCAGCTCCTGTCGCTTTTTCCAACCTCAACACTTTTGGAAGGAGAGCACAGTCTCGTCGAATTCAAATGACGGAATACATCGGACAGGTCACCGGTTCCACCGGTTTCGCTGTCCAAGAGTCTATCGTTTTGAATCCGGGGCTATCTGCATGGTTTCCCTGGTTGTCGTCGCAAGCTTCTGATTGGCAGCAGTATCGTTTTCACAAATTGTCTGTACATTTTATTACACAGACTTCTACTTCAACGACTGGTTCTGTTACACTCGTTCCGAGTTACAACGAAACCCAACCTGCTCCAACCACTATTCTCCAGGCTATGAATGCCGCCGACTCGAAGGACAATGTCTCATGGCAAAGCCTTCACTGCGATCTTGATCCAACTCTCTTATTTCCAATTGGCCCACGGAAACTCATTCGTTCCGGAAACGTCATTGGAGATTTGAGCGTCTATGATGCGGGTCGCATTTTCGTCTGCACTGACGGTCAGCCCTCGACTGCCGTGATCGGTAAACTCGCGTTGTCTTACGACGTTGAGTTCTTCGGACCACAGTCGAGTACTCTTGCCGCCAATGCCTTGTCGGTGTACATCTCAACCTATCTCCCCTCTTCGAACCTTACTGTTCCGGACTCAACTCCTACTGCAATGGTCTGGCAGACCACTCTGTATAATCCGTTGAATATCCAGATCACTTCGGGTTCGACTGTCTTTACCCCACCTCCAGGCGCTTACCGGGTCTCCTGTCAAGCTGGTATCTTCAATAGTACCGCTGAAACGTGGAGTATCGGTTTTCGTTTGTACTTCAATGGGGTATCGACAAATTGGGGGTCTGAATACGAGTCGACAAAAGTTGGCGGGACCACGAATGGTTATATCACGCTGAATTTCTTCGCGATTATAACCTGTGGTGGCACTGACTTCTTCGATATCGTCGTTCTTTCTACGGAGTTTAATACGACGGCATCCTCGGTTCAACTCTTGGGAACCGCTATCACAATCGAATTGGCTTGAGTACTATCTTCCTCGGGCGGGAGATGCATGCAGCTATTGCTGTCAAACCTGACAACAATGGGATGGACCTCACGAAACCTGATTACGACAGTACAGGTAATATGGCTGAGCCATAATCTGGGCGGTGCGTGACATCGGTTGCGCTCTGAGTGGTGGTGAAAGCTTCCACTCTCAAAATCCTGGAACCAATCTCTTTGGTTGGTGCTCTACAAGCAAAATCTTTGGGACCGAGAGACTTTTACAGAGATGTACGAAGTCATTGGTGTGTACACCTCCTGGGTGACCAGGGTGCGGAGATAGGCGGGAGAACTATTAGTAAATTACTTCTATTATTTACTAATAAATTCTCGACCCCCTACTACTGCATGATCTTGATCGGATGCACTGTTTGATCTTCCCTCACTAGCTTTTGTGAACAGGGAAGGCCTCTCCTCTTGAGGACTTGTGGGGCACTGGGCGATTAGAAAGGGAGCCGGCTAACGGTGTTTTGGTATATACCAGAATGCACATGCCGGGGGGACCGAATCCAGAATCGTTTGCC